TAAATTTATGAACTATAACAAATAAAGCTATGATTCTACTAGTATTAATGTCATTCATTCTCATTGCCGGATATGTTTTTGCGATGATTAAAAAGATGGAGGAAATTCCTTACTCTATCAGTGATACCTACTATGCCCTGACGCATAAGTTTTGGTTCGGTTTGTGCATGATCGGCTCCGGTGCATTGCTTCTTCCGGCAGCATTTGAAGCAAGTACGGAAAACAGCCAGTTTCTTGTATTCCTTTCGGTTGTCGGGATGATTGTATTGGGTGTATCTCCCAATTTCAAAGGAAGCCAGAAAACCGCCCATTGTATCGGTGCTGCTATGTCTTTAATCTTCTCCCAGATATGGGTAGGTTGCAATTCTTGGTATTGGTTATTGTTATGGGCTGGATTCATTGCGTACATGGCTATCTCCATGAGTGAGCACTGGACCGGTAACTTCATCTCCGACTTCATAAAGAGAAAGCCGATGTTCTGGATTGAGGTAATTTCATTGTTGACCGTTTATCTAACCTGTTTAGTATGAAAAAGAATACAAAAGAAGATATACAAGTATGGACCGCAGTGGGAATGTTGTTTGCTGGAGTCGGATTATCCGTTGCAGGTTTTGTTGTAGAGCCGTTAGGTCAGATTCATGACAGTGTATTGTGGTTTTTTGCTCAATGTCTGATATATGCTGGCAGTATATTTGGGATTGGGATTTATGTTAATGGGAAGTTTAATAGTTTGGTTGATAGGCTTAACAACAATAAAGAAGTAAAGGGTGATGAATCACATAAATAAAATCAGCGCATTAGCCAGCAAGCTTCTATCCAAGATCGGAATAGACGGCATGGCACAT